CCATAATGGCTAATGCTAAAAATACTTTTTTCATTTTTCATTGTTTGTTAATAATAATTAAATATACGAAATTTATTTTACTTATGCAACTTTTTTATTAAAAAGTTCTTGTTTCTACCCACATTGCATTTACCCCAGTTGGTTTACTATGTTCTGTTAATACTTTTTGAACTGCTTCTCTTGCTACTTCCCATGTTACCGGTCCTGTTTCGTCTGCATAATCAACTGGATCTTTTCTTCCTAGTTTAATAAATGCTTCAATACGTTCTACTGAAGAAGCTGATTTATAATCAGAGTACCATTTTTCATATAAGGTATTATCAGTTCCTGTCCATTTCCATAAGATTGGCTTATAAGAAGTGTTAGTTCTTGAATAAACTTCATCAAAATCTAATGCTAATTCTTTACATAATACTTCTCCATCTTGTAAGATAGTAAATTTATCTCCTTCTAGATAAGGTGTAAAATAACCTACTCTTTCTGCTTCCCAATTTCCAATTCTAAAGGCTGCATCATCTGCATCTCTAAATTCTTGTCTGCAGTCTGGATAAACAGCATGATCGCCAGCGTGAATACCTAAAGCAATATCACAAGTCTCTCCTGTACGATTTGCAACTGATAAAGCTACTGCTTGAGTAATAGATGCAAATACTTTGTTTCTGTTAGGAACAACTGTTGCTTTCATATTATCTTCTGCATAGTGACCTTCTGGTACTTCTTCACCTCCTGTTACTAAAGCTGAATCTAATAAGTCAACTAATCCGTCTAGTTTGATTTGACGATAATTTACTTTACATCCTCCATAGCAATTATCTTTATTACAATTGCTATTCAAATAATCTACTAATGCTTGAGCTCTCTCTAACTCTACTCTGTGTTTTTGACCATAGTCAAAGCTAATAGCAGTAACTGTGTCATACTCTTTTAGACATCTAAGTAATAAAGTACTTGAGTCCATACCTCCCGAAAGGGATACTACAACATGTTTTTTAGACATAATTTATAATTTTAAATAAGCCAGGTATTAATAGGATATAGGCAAATCCTTTTTATAATATATAATCTGGATGATCTACTAAAGGATATTTTACATCTGATTTTTGCTTCTGAAAGTATTCATCTAAGAATACCTCTCTATAAAGCATTACCTTTCCTTTATAGGTTTTTGTATTTACTATTCTCACGTCCATTGTTTCATGGGCTCTTGTAGCTGCTGCTGCAACTTTTTTACCTAACTCAGCTCCTGCTGCATGGCCTAGGTATTCAAATAAAGAAACTAATTTCTCTGCTGGATCTTCTGTCATAACTATTCTTGGTATTTGTATTGAGTTAATAAGTCCTAATACATCTTCTTTAGTGAAGATTGAACTAGGGGAATGATTTACTTGATGTATTACTAATTTTTTTTCCATAACGATTTTATCTTACATCTAATATACGAAAAGTATCCTGCAAAAGCAACTAAAAGTGCAGAAAGATTTAGGAGATGTGGATGATTTTCTCCACATGCTCCACATAAATGACTAACAACTTCTCCCATTAGTCGACAGTTGTAATTGTTTTCATTTTCTCTTCTATCTCATTCCAGGATTGAATATACTCCTTTACTGTATTATACTGCTTTTTTTCAGAATGATTTAATAATTCTTTAGCAACTGTTTTTAATGCACTATTGAAGCTACTTGGATAACAAACTGTACGAAGGTATGATTTTTCATCTTTTCCTCTATTTACTCTTTCATATACTGTAAAGCCTCCTATTGCAGAAGATTTAGTAATAAAGAATGGTTCCATTGCTGGATCTTGAATGATTGTGTCTCCTGCCGGGATTGTGTCTGGATTTCGTAACATTTTTCTGTTTTTTAGTTTAAAATAAATTCTTTTAATTGTTCTTCCCCCATTCCACCTGATTGTGATTTAATTTCCTCTCCATCTTCAACAATTACTGTATGAGGTATTCCTCTTACTTTATATTTTGCAGATAGGTTCTCAGTATCCTGTTCTACATTAATTTCTGTGAATTCGATAATATCTTGTAGATCTTGCTTTACTCTATCAAAGGTTGGTCCGTACATCTTACAAGGATTACACCAATCTGCATAAAATTTAATTACCTGCTTTGCCATATGCTCCTTGTTTTTTATAATGATCAGCTTTGCTGAATTTAGTTGATGATTGTTCTTTTACTACTTTAGGCTGGTTTAGGGTTGGTAACCAAGCCATTAATTGCTCGTACTTGCTTTTTGCAGATGTTTTTGACATATATTTGTTTTTTATTTATTATTTAATATATGAAATTTCTTTCAAATATCCAAATTTTTCTTGATTTATTATTCTATTTTCTATTGTTGTGTAGTCTTTTATCTTTATTAAATAATTAAATTGCTCTAATTGAAATTCTTTAGAATCATTCAAGCATGTCTCTTCCCATTTATCGGTAAAGACATATGACTTTCCTTTAAACTTAAACGATACTTCTTTCATTATTCTTCTACGATTTCTGCTCGATTTGAATCAACTGCTATCTCATGAAAAACAACTCTGCCTTCTTCAATAGCTTTTTTAATATTCTTTTGTTTGGTAGATAAAAAAGAAACTCCACTCTTTACTTCTACAAAATGCACTTTACATTTCTTTGCACTCTCTGTATCTGTAAAGCCTACATAGTCAATTGGCATTCCAAGGAATACTACATCTTCTGGTGGTAGTGGAAACTTGGTCATAAAGGGTACAAAATGCTCTATGCTCTTACCCCAATTAACTGCTGAGGATCTAAATTTAGAATCTTTTCTAGCTTTTGCTATTTCTTGAAGTAATTCTAATTTTTTTTCTGCTATATGGTTTTCAAGCCTTTTAATTTCAGCTCGTGCCATATTCAGCAAATAAATTAGACCTCCTAGTACAGATACAAAGGCTGCAATTACGTATATCATATTTTTAGTTTTTATTTTTACTATACCAAATTCGAATTGTCTCTCTATTATATCCATATTCTTCTGCGATATTTTTCCAGAGTATTCCCTTTGATCTTTTTTCTGTAATATCAGTTAAATTTAATTTTATCTTTGGTACTAATCCTTGTTCTTTACAATACTGCTCATAGTCCTCTCTATTATAGCACTTACCATCTACTCTATATGTTCCCTTAGTTGCTGAAGGTTTCCCTGATTTACTTTGTGACATTTTCTTTATAGTTGACTGTGAGTGTTTATATCCTGTATTTGCTTTTGATAATTTTTCTCTATGCTCTTCTGTCCTCTCTCCCTTCTGCTTCCAGGTCTTCCCTATCATTGCTTCTGATATTTTATCCCCCCATGTAACAACTCTTCCTTGTAGTGATCTAGATTTTTTCTCGCTAACTTCTTTAGGTTGAGTTTTTCCGGTTAGGCTTTTTGCTCTTTTACTATTTACATACTCCCCTAAATTACCTCCTGTTCCTCCATCTGCTAAATTATAACCTATTTCTTTAGCTTTTGTAAACTCTATCCAATACTTTTCTCTTTCATTTATATTATCTTGAGTACAGTATTCTAATATATTTTTTTCAAAGTTACTCTTTCCGTACTTCTTTATAGCCTGCTTTAGTAGGATGCCTGACCCTAAATAATTTGGATCATTTTTGGCATCCTTTCCTATATAGACTTTTCCATTTACTAGATTTGTTGTCTTGTATACTACCATATATGTTTTATTATAAATAGTATACTTTTACCTTTTAGCTACTTGTTACCCATCGCATGCTCCACAATCAGTACTGACTCTACTTCCCAAATCCCCATTAATTACCGAATCCGTTCTCAAATAATATAAGGTTTTTAATCCAAGCTTCCAAGCTGTTTGATGTACGAGATTGATAAATTTCGGGCTATCTCCTGGATCAAATGCTAAATTTAATGATTGAGCTTGATCGATATATTTACCTCGAACTGCTGCCTGCTCCACCAAGTTCAGCATATTAATTTCTGCAAAGGTTAAGAAGATTTCTTTATCATCAGACGGCATAATTTCTTCTGGTAGATTAGCGATTGATCCTCTATCCTTAAGAATCTGTTGCCATACTTCTTCTGTATTATGTCCTTTCTCTTCTAAGTATTTTTCTAATACTGGGTTCTTTCTAATGAAAGTTCCTTTTGAAGAATTAAAAGTATATACATTGGCCGGAATTGGTTCAATA